TGCTCTTTTGCGTTGTGGACTAAGAGAAAAGACCTTATCCGCAAGTTTTATGCCGAGAACATGAAACCTGCTAACCTTATCCTCATCTATTCTAATCCGCGCATTGATGCGGTGATGGATACGCCGCCAGAATTCTTCGACCGGACTTTCAACAATGTTTCCCCTGATAGCCCAGTTGAACAGAATTGCACGGGGCAAAAATGTAAAGATTGCCTTATCTGCTATCGGATTGACAGCGGCATTGATACGATAGTTGAGGCGGTCAAATAGTCATGACAAATGACAAACGCTAAACTTTGACCCTTGACGCCCTGTACAAATAACACGCCCCTGCCCCTTCCTATCGGATAGGCGGGGGTTTTTTTTAGGGTATGGGTTCAGGTTCGCGGCGGATTCTAGGTGAATTTTATGCTTTTTCTAGGTGTTTTTTTGTGATATAGAATGGGGGCGGCGCAATGGTGCGACCGTTTAACAGCTTACGAAAGGCTATTAAAATGTTGGATATAGTAACAAGTGAAAATGCGGCGTCTAAGGCTATGGCTAAAGGTGCAAATATCTGGGCGACTCACCACGATATCGGGGATTTCAGCCTGTACAATAAATTTACCAAAATCCGGAAATTGCCCATTGATGCAATCGTTCCGGTTCAGGTTTCAGAGTCTCAAACTGTGACTGAGCCTCGACCAGTCGGCGGATATTATGCCCTGTTTAATTCGGCTATTAATGAAGTTATGCCCGTTCGACCTGTATCAGAAAGTTATAATCTGGTCAGCCACGATAAGCTATTTGAACGGCAGGCGCAGGTTCTGTTCGATTCCGATTTGCCTACTGATGGGAATGTGGAAGTTGTGGATAGGTTATATGATGCCGGAACACGGGCGCATCGTACTATCTATTTCCATGACCTTGCGGCAGGGATTAGTGATGGTAGGGATGTTGTCCGGTGTCGCATTGATGTTTTCAACTCGGTGGATATGTCTTGGGCTTTTCAGGTATTCTCTGGGGCGTATCGTGACCTGTGCCGGAATACTTTGGTTTTTGGTGGTTCTAAGGCGTATCAGCAAAAAGCGAAACATACGGCTAATTTATCGGTGGATAGTATGATGACTAAGGCGGCTTTGGGGCTTGCCGGATGGTCTGGGCAGGTTGACCAGATGCGGGTATGGCAGAATACCGAAATGACCCGTCAGCAATTCGCCAATATACTTTCTAAGACTTTATGCCGGAAAGAAAACCACGCGACCGATGCCGGGCTAGTTAATCCGGTGAATGAAACCAAGCTTAATTACTTGCTTGGCCTCTATGAGGCGGATGTGGCGGAATTGGGCAACACGGCATGGACGGCGTACAATGCCCTTACCCACTGGTCAACCCATACCAACCACCAGATAACCACTGATGAGGGGAAGACCTTACGGGCAGGGAACGATAAGGCTAATCATGCCAATGTCCGGCGTGTTCGAGGCGAAGCTGTCCGGCAGGTTATCGAGTCGGCTTATTGGCAGGAAAGCATGGCGGCATAATGGAAGCTTTATATGTCATTTATCGAACTGTGACTGTTGTCATGCTTTGTTTAATAATCTATGCAATTTTCATCAACTAACCCACGAAAGGAACGAACCGATGAAAACTTATCGTAACCATGAAAAACTAAAGTTAATCCTTATGGCAATCCGCGAGAATTCGGAAGCGAACGGGCGGCTTGTTAATATGGCGTGGCAGGAACTGGGCAAGCCAGTCGAACCCGTAAAAGAGCCAAAGGTTGATAGGCGGCGCGTCAATTCCGCAACCAATCCGACCTTGCGAGTCTTGCAGTCTAAAACTTATCCGATATCCGCGAACTACATTGCCAAGAAAACCGGAATGAACTTGAAGGCAGTTCAGCAAAATATCTGGCGGTTGCGTTCTTACGGCTATGATATCGAGACCAGTTATCACCGTTCTAGGAAGGCGAAATATCGCTTGATTGTGGCGGCGTAATCCGCTAATACTTATCGAACGGGGGCGGCGCGGTGTCGCTCCCACAACCAACGAAAGGTAAAGAATCATGATTAATCGTAAAGTAACAGCTACTGAAATGGATGATGCCCGTAACATTGTTGCAATCCCTAAGCGTGAGGTTGAGGCAATCGGGCGGTTAATCCATGCCTTGCGTTTGCAGGTTGAAACCCTCGAAGATATTGCCAAACAATCAGGCATCGATACTTGGGTTGATACGAACAAGGTGACGACCCTTGCCGATGAGATTATAAAGGTGAAATGATGGATGCTTTCTTGCTTTTATGTGCGGTGCTTGTGGTGTTAATCTAAGCGAACCGTCCTAATCTTTTCCTCCCAACTACCCCACCTTGCTTATTCTTGGTGGGGCTTTTTTTATCCGGCAGGGAATAATCCGGCTTGGGGCTTGTTATCCTTAGGCTTTATCGGGGGCGGTGGTGTGGTGTGGGATATGTATATCTAAGACCGACGGGACACTTGGGGGGGATTATCCGGCATGACAAATTGACTAACGCAGGCGTGCAGGCGTGCAAGTGATGCTTTGGGGGATGCTTTGGGGATGGGTGCAGGTTCGCGGCGGTGATGTTTGGCAGTTCGGTGATGTTATCTAAAAAATAAAAATATGGGTCGTGTGGGCGCACGCAAGGGACACCCCACCCCCCTGCCATTTGCTATGCAATCCCGACATATTTTTTAGATTTTAGGGGTTTCTGGGATGGGTTAGCTGCGAACCTACTGGGAGGCCAGCCGCGAACCTGTAAGGATACAGGGGGGAACGGGACATAAAAAAACCCCCCAAGAGAAGCTTAGGGAGGGAGCCTAGCCGCGAACCCCTTAGGTATACAGCGGGGGAACCATCGGGGTGGGTGTATATATTTCCCCGACAGGACTAAGCCTATTGTAGCGTCTCCTGCGGATTTGTCAACACCTTTTTTCGGGAAACAGGGCGGTTCGCAAATTTTTTTATAGGTTCGCGGCGTTATCAGGTTGACAAACACCCTTTACTTTCCTATAATCGAAGATAAAACCCCCAACCCTACGAAAGAAGGATAGCGGATGTTCGCGGCTGCCCTGTTGGTTTGCCCCGTGTTCGCAGCCCAAGAATGCTTGGAACTTACGGACAATAGAGGCCCTTACCCATCAGAGGAAGCCTGTCTCGTTCGCATAGAAGAGATGGTCAATCACGTCAAGACTGTATTGCCGCCCCCTTACGTCATCTATTATAAGTGCGAACCTCCCGGAGTAGAACTGTGAACCTCTTACCACAAACCACAACAAAGAAACCTGCCCTCACCGAAAAGCAAGAGACCTTCTTGGATACCCTCTTTTCGAACGGTGGGGACGTCCACGCTGCTGCTGAGATTGCCGGGTATAGCCCCGGTTCCGTAGGGTGGCTCAAAGACCGCCTGTCAGATGAGATTGTCGAACGGACACGCACCATGCTGTCATCTCAGGCTCTCAAAGCTGCGAACAAGATTGTGAGTCTCATCGATTCTCCCGACATCGAACGTCAGGATACCCTTCGTATGCAGGCAGCCGAAGCCATTCTCAATCGGGTAGGCCTCGGAAAGCAAGAAACCTTGAACCACAACGTCCAAGCAGTTCACGGCGTCGTGCTTCTTCCCCCCAAGAAACAAGACATCGAGGAGGTTATAATCGATGGTTAGCCCTAAATCACCGGGTAGAACAGAGGTTAAAACAGTCAGAAGAACTTCTTCTGACATCACAAAGTTCGGCCCAGAAATTAAAAAGTTTTTTCCACAGTTTGATAAGTTAACAACAAGACAAAAAGGCACGTTAGCTACGGCTTATGCTCTTCAAGATGATATGTTAGAAACTTATGGAAAGGATGATGAGCTTTACAAAAAGCGTTATTCAAACGAAGCTATAAAAGCAAGAGGCTTGGCTTTTCTAGGTGTTAAAACAGAAAAAGATGAGAAGTATAGAGAACTTTCCATTGGACCAACGGGACGTAGAATGGTAAAAAGAGAGCCTCTCGCCCAAGGTGGCAGGGTTCATAGGGGTCGCACGGCCTCCGGAAGCGCGGAAAAGTAAGCCCCGTGCCTCGCAAAAGAGTCCTGACTCCCCCAAGCCCTGAAAAACTCGCCCAGCCGCGAACTCGTGGGCGTCCTAAAAAGCTTCCCGGCGAAGAAAAAGGCCCGTACAACACCTCTTTAGAGGAACGGGCAAGGCGACGGCTCCGCCTCAAGCTCCAAAATGCTAAAAAAGGCGCAGATAAGGCCAAAAAACAAGCAGAAGCCAAGAATCGCAAGGTAAAAACCTTAAAAGAGTCGGCTAAGAAGGTAGAAAAAGCCCTGCAAGGGGACAAAACACGGGTTATCGACCAAGGTGACCTCGAAAACCTACCTCCAGCAGTCGCAGACCTCATCGATGACACCCCTGTGGTGTTCAAACCTAACCCCGGTCCACAAGAGGAGTTCCTAAGTGCGCCAGAACAAGACGTTTTATATGGAGGAGCCGCTGGAGGGGGTAAGTCTTTTGCTTTGCTGGCTGACCCTCTGCGGTACTGTCACAACCCTAATCACCGTGGGCTTCTTCTTAGGCGTACTCTGGACGAACTCACCGAACTTATAGACAAGTCTCGACAGCTCTACCCTAAGGCCTTTCCCGGAGCCACGTTCCGAGAGTCGAAGTCTACGTGGCATTTCCCCTCTGGGGCCACCATGTGGTTCACGTACCTCGACAGGGACAAGGATGTGACCCGTTTTCAAGGTCAGGCCTTCAACTGGATAGGCATCGACGAGATAACCCAATACCCTACCAGCTACGTCTGGGACTATCTTCGTTCGCGTCTTCGTTCTACGGACCCTGAACTTCAGCAGAACCTGTCGATGCGCTGCACAGCAAACCCCGGCGGTGTCGGAGGTTGGTGGGTCAAGAAGATGTACATCGACCGCCACGAACCCAACAGGAGGTTCGGAGCAGACGACCCCGAAACAGGAAAGATGTTCGTGTGGCCCGAAGGCCACGAAA